TCTATACTTGTAGTTGCGGCGGTTGTTGTAGTTTGTATTGCAGTTGTACAAGCATTCTGCAATTGAATCTCTTGGTTTTTTAAGTTATTAATTGCCGCTTGTTCTGCTTTACGTTCAGCCGCCCATTTTTTAAGATCATAATTATATTTAGACGCAGCTTGTCGGGCACTTTCGTAATACTTGTTCTCGGCAAGTGTTTTTTCCTCTGCCTCTCGAACAATTGCTTCTTTTGCTAACCTAGCTTGTTCTTCTTGTTTTATTCTTGATTGGGTTGCTTCTTCAGTAATCTTTAGCCGTTGCTCTTCCATTTTTTGTGCAACTGCTAGGTTCATCTGTTCCATTTCGGCTGTTACGCCGGTTTTCATGTCTCTAAATAAACCAATTGTGTTATCACGCAACCATCTAAAAGCACCCACAATAGGGTCAACTATGAATTTTGTATAACTGTAAATCCAATCAAGGAATGCTTTCCATTTTGCCATTACCCAATCAGCTGCCTCTTGGATGTGTGCAACTAACTTGCTAGGTAATCCACCAAACAATTCATCAATAAAGGTAAGAGTCTTCCTTGCATATTCACCCATATTGGTTATTTGAGTCCGGAACCATTCGATAGCAGCTGCGATGCCTTCTGGTAAAGCCATAAACGCTGCCTGTATTCCCCTTAAGCCAGTAATAATGACTGCTACAAATAATTCTGCGAATGGAGCGGCAACTTCAACTACTGAAGCAATAGCATTAGCAAGAAAAGTAAATAATTGTTTAACTAATTGTAGTAAAGGTTGTAATGCTTGCATTATTCTGCTTAACGCACCCATTTGCCCGTTTAATCCGTCTTGTCCACCTAGTGCAAGGACTACCATAGCAACTGCAGATGCAATCAACACAAAAGGATTACGTGCCATTAATAACCATAATGATCGCATTACGGGAAGGAGTGCAGTAACAGACGTGGTTAAACTAACAAACCACATAGACACCTTGACTGCCACCAATGCAATTAGTGCAATCTTTACTTGTTGAATATGTGTTGCAAGGAATTTAAAGGTATCAACAGCACCAGTTACAAGACCACCTGCCCATTCACCAACCTTTTTCATTGCATTATCATTTTGAGTAATGAATTTTGTAAGTTCTCCCGCAGCTTCAAATACTGCCTTACCAAAACCATTACGCCCAATTGACACCATTGCGTTTGTAGCGGCAATTTTTAAGTTACTTAATTGTGTGGAAAGATTTTTAGATGCTCTTTCCATTCCACCAGCAAATCGTTCATTCATCCCTGCTTTAAGTGCTTCAATAATCTTTCTAGAACCTTCAGCAGTTTTACCGAATTTAGAAACCTCTAAACGTGTAATACCTATTTTTTCTTTGAGAATTTCCCAAACAGGAATACCTCTATCTGCAAGCCTATTAAGATCTTCTAATCCCATGCCACCTTGTGTTGTTCTGGTGGTCATATCAATCATTGCTTGTAACGCACCAATCTTATCGGTTGTTACAGAAGCGGCATCACCAAAGGTTGTAATCAGTTCTTCGGTTGGTTCTATACCAGCTGCTTTTAATTGTATAAACGCTTTAGTAAGTGTTTGAATATCAAACGGCGTTTTTGTTGCAATCTTATTAATTTTTGCAAACGCTTCTTCACCTTTATTAATAGAACCAAATACAGTGTTTAATGATGTTTGCAAATCATCAAATTCAGCAGTCGCTTGAATAATATTTTTACCAAGAGAGATAAGTCCTAAACCAGCAATAGCTGTTTTCAGCCCTAGAAAAGAACGTTTAGCCCCATCAGCACTTCTTGACAAGCCTTTAAAATGCTTACCACCACCAACCGTTTTAGCAGTTGTACCTACCCTTTTTAGAGATTTGTTTAGACTATCAGCTGCTCGTTTTGCGGATCGACTATCCAGATCAACCGTTAATTTAACTGTATCTGCCATTACAATTTATTCTTCTTCATTTGTCGTTGTGTTACCTTGTTTTGGGCATCATTAAAACTTTCGTCCAGTGCTCGAACCATCTCAATTAAATAGAGCACATCTTTAAACCCAAGCCACTGTGCGAAAAACACAACAGATGACACGGAGACGAAACCTTTGCCTTCACCCATATTTATCCGCTCTGCTAAAAGCAACGCATACACGTTTAATAGGTATGTTTCTTTTACTGTAAGTTGTGGTTGTTTACTGCCAATTTGAGGGATGTTTTTATATTCTGCCCACTCAACTTCGTAAGCTAGATAGTCGCCTATTTTTTTTTGGTTTTTGCTATTGCTTTTTGCCGGGTATCAGCAAGTTTTCTAGCAAAATCTTCTACTGCTTCTCTAAATTGTGGGTAATCGGTGAGAATTTCAACTGCTTTTTCTTCTGAATATGGAATTTCGCTTCCATCTATAAAAACATTCTTCCAATCTAGTAAGATTGTTTTTGCTTTTAACTTTGCGTCAAGTGTTACAACTTCATGTGCAGAACGATCAGATAATCCTTCACCATCAATGTCTGAAATGCGAAATTCATGTAAGGATGCTGATTGGAACGCCAAATTATTTTCAGGTGCTACTAGCAACTCTGCATCATCCCATTTAACCCATTCCGCTTGGGTTTTTGCATCTAAACTGCCATACTTTTTAGTCAAATCCATTGGATATTAATTTCTCCTGTTGTCAATATTTATTAACTATCCAAAATACCAATGAAAAACCCGCCCAAATTGGGCGGGTTTGTTCGTTTAGCAATAGCAGCTTTATTATTCTATTATGTATACACTATTTTGGCTGTACCACCTGTTGCAGTGTGGTAAAGTGCTTGCCATTCAAGCTCTACAATAACGTCGTCATCAACTGAACCAGCTAAAACTGTAGCTGTCGTATACTTTACGTTTGGAAAAGTAATTGTATAAGTGTTTGTTCCATCATCTAGTACAGCAACGATGCTTGAAGCAGTCTCATTTAAAAATTTATTATATAAGGTCATCGAGTCCATATAAGTTACTAATGTTCCAGTTACGGAAAAGTTACCGGAACCAATGCCTGCTAAACTCGTGCTTCCTATAATACGTTGTTGCCTTAAGGCATTATCTACATCAAATGACATGCTTTGAACATTACCAATAGCGGAGCCGCCTTCTGTAAGGGTAAGCATAGATACTGCGTTAAAAACATCTGATGTTGTTGCGGCAACTGGGGAAGTTACTACATTATTAAACCCTGCAAGAGCAGCACCACTATATGTTGTTTGTGCTTTACCTACCAATCCCATAGTGCCCGTTACAATCGAGCCTGTCTCTAGAGTAAGACTCATTGTATTTGGAACACACCCTGTAAATACGAAAAACTCATTAGCAACACCTGAAGTTTGTGTGCTAAAACCTTTTTCTATGCTATACGATGATAATGTTGTTCCATTTATTAATGTTGAAGCTGACCAACTACTTTGAAAAAGTCCTTCAAGTAGTCCATCCATAGTTCCATAACTAAATTCAAACTCAATATCTCCTTCAACACCAACTGCTGTTCTAACAGTATCACTGACGTTTCTATCACCTCTAATTTCTTCTGAAGCAGTTGTTTCTGCTGTATATGCCAAACTCTCTCCTGTGTATCGAAGGTATTTGGCACCTGTTGTTGTCGTAGGAGCCGTTCCATAAGTTGCTTCTGCCCCTACCAAAATATAACTATTACTTGCTGACGCTATTGCCATGGTTATTGTCTCCTACGGTAACTGTAAATGTTGTTATGTTTATTTATCTTCTTCACAGTATTCTTATTCGTGCACAAAATAAGATGTAGATACAGTCATTTGATAAAACCCTTCGTTCTGTCCATCTCTATTCACTACACTTTCTCGGCATTGGATACCGTTGAATAGTTGGAACTGGAATATTGTTACTACACTGTCTGCCAGTTCTCTTGCTCTATTTGAGCCAATATTTTCTTTTACAAAACAATTAACCATTATCACGCCTGTGCGTCTAATAGTTTTTACTACACCAGGACTAGTTTGAGCTGTTCCAGCCGGTAAAATTGTTATCCTGCACCACTCATCCAATCCTCGTTCGCTATCTAACCAAGTTGTGTTTTGCTTTAGTCCATTAACATTATCAAACGCGATTGGAGTTGAAGCACTTGTCCAATTTGTATCAAAACGTCCTTCAATATATTGTCTATCTGTTTCGTGTGACATTTATAAATCCTTGCCTAATCCGCCTTTAGCAGCTAATCGTGCCATTGCTACTTTTATCATTCCACGCGGTGCTTGTTTGGACCATCCATTTTCTAACATTCCTATATATGGAGCATCATTAGTAATGCGAGTACTACTACCCCAATTGCCATCATCAATTTCCCACCTTGATTTTGCGTAACCCGTGTCTACGGGGGTGAGTTGTTTAACATCTTCAAATACTGCAAAGGCAACATCGTCCTGATACTTGTCCAATTTTTTATCTAGTGCTTTTAAATAAGAATCCATACTTTTAAAAATAGCCACTACACTCTCTCCAACATAAACTGATACATTGCCTGTGCTGGATCAGTTATTATTTTTTCTATTGTGTAAGTGTTCGAGCCTATTGTTAGTTGTTCTTGTGTGTTTGGAACTGTTGTTATGTTTTTGCCTGCTACGAGAAACCTATCTTGCTGTATAAGAGTAGTGTCTCCGTCTCTCCGCGTTGTCATTTCCTGTGTAAAGATTCCAGTCAATGTAACGGTAGATGTTGAACCACCTACCGCACCTGTTGAACTGTTGTAAGTAGCAGAAGTTGTTATTGAATGTGTAGCATCACTCTTCAAGTCACCAAATACATTTATTGCTGTATTGGCGGCGTTTTGTAGGGTTGTAGTGAATCCCATTCATCAACTCCGCACTAATGGCATAGTGCCTGCTGTTTTTATATTGACGTTGAGTGAAGGTAAGTAATCTCCATACTTTCTTAACATTCCAAACATCCTGCTGTTCATTACGCCTTTCTGTAGGGCAGTTGTAGAGTCAAACTCAACACTTAAACCTGCGACACTTGTTCTTTTAATACCTGCTTCATCAAAGTTAGCCGAAACATCTGCTTGGCTAATTTGTCTTGCCAATTCAGAGGTTGCGTTAATAAGGAATTGCGGAATTGTGTCATTAGCCAAGTAATAAAGCATTTGGCCTAGTAATCCTGGATCAACTTCTTTTTCTAAACCACGCTTGCCGTCTATTGGCACTAATTTGCGTGGCCATTCCAGTATTTGTGTAGTACCAGAGATAGGATGTGTACGGCCACCAATAAATGACCAGTGTTCATCTATGAATCTCGTGGCTTGTACTAAACTTCTGTTTTTAACATCTGCACTTAAACCATTCCATATTGTGTATTCAGCTGTTCGAACACTATCGTGATAGGTGTCAGCATCTGTTACAGAGCAATAAGTGTTTGCGTTTGCCGCCCCTGCCGTTGCAATGAGTGTTATGGCCATTAGTAGGCTCCTGTTTCTTTATAATTTTCGACATTCATAGTGCGAGTGTGGTTGCTAATCTTTGCTCCTTGGACATTACACCAGTAGGTAGCAACCTCTTCATGCACAATTGCTGTCATTTCCTTCGTAGATTTTCCTATTCTCCAAGCAACACTTTTCCAATGTATCAAATCACCAGGTTTAACATCTAAACCTTCTGGTACTGCTACCTTTATTACTTGTTGTCCTTTAGGAATCTCGCTGTTATAAACTTTTTGTTTTGTCATATACATTATTTATCATCCAAAGAAAAAGCCCACCAAAGTGGGCTTCTCCTAACCTTAAGTTAAAAAACTTATTATGGTGTTACGCTGTGTAGTCTTGCGGCACCCTTTCGGTTTGCCAAGCACCACGTACCATATTGAATGACACGTGTAATATCAGCATTTGTGCTGTGGCTTTCGCCTAATGCACGAACGTCGATACCTGCTGGTGTACCTACTGGGTAAAGCATACACAAACCAGTTTTCATAGAACCATCATCAAAATTACCAGCATATACAGAAGTATCACTACCACCTGTAGTTGCCAAGTTTGTTGCTTCTACGTCACCAATATAATCATTACGGAAGATAGGAATACCTTCGTATGAAAGAATATTGCGGTTTGTAACTGGGGAAGTTACATATTCATAACTACCACCTGTGCCACGTACAAGTGCTTTATATGCACTTAACTGGCCACTGTTCATCATGATCCAATCTACAGTACCATTCTTTGATACTACTGCGTCAAGAGTTGAATCCATTAAAGCAAATGATAGTGCGGCTGCACCACTAGAAACTTCAACCAAGTTTTGATCTGGAAGACCAATTGGATTTGGAGCAGATGCACCATCAACTACGAGTGCTTCCATCCATTTCTGACCAATGTTCTTCGCTTTTGAAGCTACTTCAATTGCCATGTGATCAATTCCGCTTGATGCGGATGTTACTGATACAAAGCGATCAACTTCAGCTTGACCAATACAAGATGTTAGGGCAAATGTATCAGCGGCTGTTGTAAGACCTGCGTTGTAACCTGCGGCACCACCTAAAGTGGCGTCGATTGCGGCAAAGGCAGCGGCACCGAGTGCATTCTCTCTATTGATTGTGACTGTGTTGCCAGCGATGGCGACAAAAGGCACAAATTCGTAGAAAGGACTGACGGTAATTACTGACTCTGCAACACCTGCGACGATCGGATTATTATAATGTGCGGCCGCCGCGGCTAATGATGTACTTGTTGCCATAATTTTTAATCTCCTTTAATTATGTAAGTAAAACCTGCGGGTTTATTAAAGGTTGCGGCGGCAAACTTTCTATTATTTATCAGGATAGGGCTTTGAGTCCTTCGGCTATTTTGTCTGTAGCAGATAACTTGCTCATATCTGTGCCTGTTACTGCGGTTTTGCTACCAGGTGCTGAACTTCCTACGCTATCTTCAAATAGGTGTGGGGCCGTCTTGGATAGTTTCTTCATCCATTCATTGATGGTCATAGAGCCGTCTCCGGATTTGCTCGCTAACATGGCTCCGTCACTATCAAATGCTTTAACTTGCCCATCTTCAACTTTGAAGACTTGCTTTGCCCGCAACATCACATCTTCTAAAGCAGTTGAGCGTACATTTAATTTAGTGGCACCTGCGGAAACCTCATTATCAATGAGTAGGGAGGCAAGGTGTCTCTCCGCTTTGGTGTTTCGTTCCATCAAGTCTGTAAGTTGGGAGTCATACTCCTCTTTCATATTGGAAGTTCGAGCTTGGAGCACTTTTTCAAGTTCGTCTTCGTGGATGTTACCTTTTGTCCTATCCTCGACGGCACGTTCTTTAAGGCTTTTGTATTCGTCCAAATCAACATAAGAATACTTGTTAGCCAAATCGTCTCGTTCCGCTTTTAACTTGCGATTGTTTTCTCTAAATTCGTCAAGTTTTGCTTTGGGGGCCACATTTGCAACATTCAAGGTGAAGCCACCTTCGTTGTCGTCTACGTAATGGGTTTGTAATGCCTCTGGAATAGTTTCCAAAGTTTCTGTGTAAAATGGTAAGGGGTTGTTTTCTTCTGACATGTTAATCCTCCGGTGATTCTTCCGCTCCAACCCCGGTTGAAGCGTGTTTTAATATTTATTTGTAGTTAAGAAGGCGGGGCGTTATCTGGGTTGAAGCCTGTCTCAATATTGCCAGTGCTTCCAGTGTCTGCCGCCTGCTGTGCTTTATGTTCTGCTAATTTGCTGTCTAATTGGTTTATGTAATCAACCTTATTAACATCAGGGGCAAGTCGTTCTCCGCTCTGTAAGTTATAGAACAATGCTTCACTATTGATAGCACCTGACTGCCAAGCACTAATCAAATTAACAACGTCTAAACTATTCATCTTGTAGTTGATAAAGTCTTTGTTCATTTCCAAGTCAATTGGTTGTGTTGTGTTGTGCCAAGCACCAATCCATTTAAGGCATTTAGTAAACGCACGATCAACCGCATCCACAACATTAACTAAAGCCGCAGTTTCACTTTGCGTTCTAATAGTTGCCGCTTCTGCCGTCTCACTCATTACCATAGGCTTGTCCAAAATTCTCGCACCTAAAATTGCCATCTTCCTTTCTGTCTCTGAAAGATGTGTAGCAATTGCTCCAATACCTTGTCCACTAAACTCCAACATTCCTGTTGTTGCACCTTGCGGTAATAGCCAAGCAGACTGACTGCCAACTCTCATAGGCTCTGTGCGACGCGATTCCACATCAGGAAGCACATCCAAACCAGCAATCCATGGTGTGGGTAGCGAAGTGAAGTGCAAACCATGTGCCAAATCACAACTAAAACGATAATGGTGTAAGTTTGTGTTTACCAAGTCATTAACAATAGCGTCTTCTGGATTGCAACCAACCCTAGTGGTGTTAATGATTACGAAAGGAACATAGGGAATAGTCATTCCCTGAATGGTTGGAGTAACTTGCTCTATTAACTGAAAGTCTTTTGCTTCTTTTCTATAAACCCTAACCGTATAAACACCATTCTCTAAAGAAAGTAAGCGATATTGCTTAATTGTTTCAGGCTCAAAAGGATCTTCATCATAAACATCGACATGCTCGCAGAGCATTACCCATTCTATTTGTTCAACGCCGTTTATCTTTGATACTTTCCAATTGATTATATTTTCGCCAACATAATTAACCGCTTTTGCCCGTTGTGCTTCGTTGTCCCAATCTACTAATACACCTGTGCGTCCTACTGTAATAACTTCCTCTGTTGCTTCTTTTATAAATGAGAATAGATGTGTTTGATAAAGATCAACATCTTCTATTAGATATTCCAACTCTGTTGGAATTGTGATGATTGGATCACGACGGAATATTGAACCAACTAGTGTAAAAATTGTTCGTCGTGTTGCACCGAAAAACATTCCGCGATCACGATATGCTTCGTATTCCGCTTTTGTTAGTCCTTTTGATCTGGGTAGATATTCTTGTCCGGCAGCCTTTACGGCTTCTTCCCCGCTTGATACGGTTCTACACTTCTGTGCTTTTGCGTACCAATTGTTGTATTGCTTATGCTGGCTGTCTATGGGCATCCTATAGTTATTCCTATCAGTTTAGTATTATTTATCTGGACATGGTTGTAGGGCATAGCGTCAAATTCCAGTTAGGCTCACCGTACTTAATCGTTGAGCACTACTCATTACTCGGTACCTCAACATATCCGCCAAGTGATCTTCTTCTGCCGTATTCAAATCATCTGGCTTGTTTGGATCACGCGACAGGGTAGGCAATGTGCGAATTGTGTGCTTACAAGTCTCAAAGAAAAACAATCCTGGCTTTTCCATTGGTGTTTGTGTTGCGTTTTGTAGCATCAACATAATCTTTTGCCATCCGGGTATGCGAGCCTTGTTGCTTCGCGTCCAATGCACTCCAAGTTGGCTCATCTCTGTTGCAATGCTTGTGTCACTGTCAAAGATACTGTTATCAGCAGGGCCAGCACTCACACGAATGTCTGGAAACAATTCTTCAAACTCAATTATGTGTCGTGCTATTTGTGCAGGGTTCCATTTCAAACCTTCAGTAGTTTTGTTGTGCTTACAACCGTAAATTTCGTTAAACATAATGACTGAGCCACGTGGAAATGTCTTTTTTGTACCGTTATCCCAAGTCAATGTAGAAGTTACTAATGCTTCTGCAAAGTATCCAATTCCGAACGGTGCGGAGAACCCCCAATCAAAACTTTTATTAAACGTCCATTCGCCATAGGGAAAATCAGTAGGCTCAAACACGTGATGATCCCAATTAAACACATCACCAAAGAAGCTTCCCGCTACTATGTTCCACTCACCCCGAAGATATGCATCGATTAATACCGCGTTGCCTAACCCTAACAATCTATCAACATAATCTGGATCGGCTTCTAGTAGGGAAGGGTTGTCTGCTATAAAGGAAGGAATAAATTGCCTTAACATACCGCCATCTTCTTTAGGCATCCTGTTAATAACTCCCG